TTACGGTAACAGGTGCATCTGATTTTACAGCGGCAGAATTACAACAACCTTATGAAATATTAACTGTTCCTGACATAGATAAATTTACAGTTCAAGCTTCACGTGCTGAAGGAGGAACTGGTATGACTGCAGCTGGAGCTGTAACTGTCAATCCTTACGTTGAAGTTGGACCAACAACACAAACCACTGGATATGGATGGGGCACATCTACATGGAACACATCCACATGGGGAACAGCTAGAGCAACAAGTGACGTGACTCTGGATCCAGGAAACTGGAGTCTTGACAACTTTGGTCAAGTATTAGTTGCAACTATATTTAATGGTAAAACATTTACTTGGGATGCTGGAGCATCAGGAGCTAGAACTATTCGAGCTTCACAAACTACATCTGGCTTTGTAACAACAGGTAATCCTTCAAAAACTCGATTTACATTAGTTTCAGATAGAGATAGACACTTATTTCATTTTGGAACCGAAACAACCATTGGTGATACGACAACACAAGATCCAATGTTTGTAAGATTTTCTAATCAAGAAGATTTAAATACATATGCACCTACATCTACGAACACTGCAGGGACATTTAGATTAGATACAGGTAATGAAATAAGAGCAGCCATTCAAGGTAAAGATTATGTTTTTGTATTAACTGATCTAGCAGCTTATGTCATTCAATTTGTTGGGCCACCGTTTACATTTAGTGTTAGACAAGTTGGTACAAACTGTGGATGCATAGGTCAACATGCAGCCACCTTTGTTAATGGATCTGTATTTTGGATGGGATCACAAGGTGGTTTTTTTGTTTTTGACGGAACAGTAAAATCATTACCATCACTTGTAGAAGATTTTGTATTTAGTACAGACGGTGATAATTTAGGACTAAACTTTAATTCAAGGGATGTAATATTTTCAGGTGCTAATAATTTATACACAGAGGTAAATTGGTTTTATCCAAAATCAGGGTCAGAACAAATAGATCGATGTGTAACTTACAACTATGCTGAAAAAGTTTGGACAACTTCATCTTTAGATAGAACGACATATAGTGATCAAGGGGTGTTTGATAAACCTTACGCTACAGATTATGATAGCACTTCAACACCTGTGTTTCCAGGTATCTTAGGTATTACAAATTTATTTGGAGCATCTATTTACTATGAACACGAAACTGGAACCGATCAAGTTAATAGTACGTCAACTACTGCTATACCTGCTTTTATTAGATCAGGAGATTATGATATTACATCTAGAAGAAGTGCTTTAGGTCAAGCAACAGGGATTGTAGACTATCGAGGAGATGGTGAATTTTTTATGGCTGTAAGAAGGTTTATACCTGATTTTAAATATCAAGAGGGTAATGCTAAAGTAACTTTATTTGTTAGTGCTTATCCTGATGATGTAGCTGTCAGCTCTCCTCTAGGACCCTTTACAGTTACTTCTTCTACTGATAAAGTAGATACAAGAGCTCGAGGTAGACTTGTATCTGTTAAAATAGAAAATGATTCTACAGGTGAAACCTGGAGATACGGAACACTAAGACTTGATGCACAACCGGACGGAAGAAGATAATGCCACCATTAACAGAAGAACAATTACAAGAATTACTTAATCTAAGGTTTGGTCAACCTCAAGGTATTGCAAGGTTAAATCCTTTAGCATTTCAATTTGAAAATGCATTTACTCCTTATTCTTCGAAACAGATGGACGCATTAAAAACGATGAGACTTCCCGACACTGCATATGAATTAGATAGTGGATTCATGACACAAGCTGACCCTGCATTTTTTGCTGATTTTACTAAAGGTTATGATTATGATCCTTATAAAGGAACAAAAAAAGATTTTAATTATTTATTAGGAAATACAAGACCTGCTTTTCAATATGATACAGAATTTGTAGAACCAGCTGTTAAGTCTGGAATAAAAACTGTAGATAAAGTACAAGGCTTTGTAGAAGATGATGATTTAGAGGCAGCTGCAATACCAGAGTTTGCAGAAGGACAATTAAAACAATCACCTACAGGTATTGCAAGACTATTTGAGTTTTTAAGTAATCTTCCAACACCAATTAATTTAGTAAGACGTGGTTTAGAATCATTATCTGGAGTTAATCAAAGATTACGTAACACAGATTTTGGACAATCAAAAACTTTAATGGAATATTTTGGAAAAAAACAAGCAAGAAGAGAAGCTGAAAGATTAGCTCCTATTCAAAAACAATTACAAGAAGCTGCAGAGAGAGGCGGTGGTTTTCAAGAAACAAATCAAAAACAAAACATAGCCAGAACTGCTAGCCGAGTAAGTGATGGAAAAAGAAGAGCATACGGTTTATAATGGCTAAGATAACGGTATACATACCTGAACCAAAACAAGAGTATGATGTATCTAATCAAAGACAAGTTTTAGAAGCATTGGATACTGTAAAAAATCAACTTAACTTTTCTTTT